CTAGTAGCGGATGCGCAGCCTTTCAATTCTCAAACGATCAAATCCTGAATATTTTTTAGCACGGTGCATTAGCAGATAATTTACCCTACGTATCCATTTCCTTTCGCCAGATAGCTGATTGTGTAACATACCTGTCGCATATCTGGCATCTAATCCCTCACAAATAGATTGCCAATGGCTAATATGACAGTTTAACCATGCTTCAACGAAATCTTGAGGTTTGATATATTTCATTATTTCAATGTAAGCATACTTCCCCTCACCAACATATCCAGATGAGACTAGTTTCTTAAATTCTAAGGGGGTATTTTTTAAAGCGGTAATTATTTCATCTTTATACTGAGGGAATTTTTTTTGCTGTGCTTTTTTCTTTATATGTTCAGCGAAGGAAAACATTTTTTTTGAGATTTTTTGATATTCTTTTTCTATCCAGTACCCGTGACCAAATGACGAGTCTCTGAAGTTTGAGAACCGGCTATCAGGGTCATATGGACCGACAAGATCATTTAGTAATAGTTTATTCAAATATCTGCAAAATTCTTTATAAATATCATCATAATTCAACGGGTAGACACCTATTTTAACCATTAAAAGTTTTAAGTTAAATATATGTAATATCTTACCCTCCTCAACTACGGAGAGTGCATTTAGTTGCTTGTCAATTTCACATATTGCGTCTCTAACTTCATCCGCTGTGTGTCTGTCAAAATTAATTAAATTTAGCCAAGGCTCGGTTTTTCCTGGGTTAAATTTTTCATTTGCCTCTATATCCTTAGATATCTCATTTTTATCATAATGACCTTTAACGAAACAATTGATAATTGTTTCATCTTGAAGGATGTTGCGACTTAAATCTATTAAAATCCCATTTTTTTTATAAATTTCATTTAATTGAACTATTGCTGGAATTACTGCCCCTTCCTTGTTTTTATTGATATAGTATTTTATTGATGTTGCAGACCTTGAAAGCATATCACTTTCTTTTAATTTTCCATATCTATACGCTATGGATAGCGCTGTAAAGAAAGTAAATATCTCGCACATTGCAACTTCGTTGTTTATATATTTTGTTTCGATGCATTCAAATAAACGGGAATTATCTTTTAAAGTATGTTTTAAAATACGCATTGATCTGCAGTTGGATGCAATAAAAGTACTTAATATTGCGTTTTTTATTGACTCATGGATTTCGATTGACGTATCTGCTGCTATAAAATAATCGAAAATTTCGTTTATATTAGGCTCTATTTTTAATGTTTGGCCTATTACTTTTTCTTTGGATTCATCGAACGTGTCTTTTATCTTTTCATCATGAGCAATTGCAATGACATTGCAATTATGATGCTCAATATACTTATTAATCACTCCTAGTATTGCATTGATTGGAACGGCGCATCTCTCTATATCATCAAAAACAATAACTCGATCATTTTTCACATCTTCTTTTATTACTGCATTTGCTATCTTACCAATCAATTTCCCTAAGCCAAATGTTGCAGTATCTATTGCTAAGCTCGAATCGCTTAAACCTTCAGCAGCACCTTTGGTAAAGGCCTTTATTGGCGACATTTTATAAAAAACAGAAGCGTATATGTCCTCTACTGAAGTTAAATCAAAAAGGCTAATATAATAATACTCATCGGCATTCAGTGTATTCTTTATTTGATAAGTTTTACCCGAACCCCACTCTCCGGTCACTAAAACTGCGTAGCCTGGATTTTTTTGATTTTTATAGAAATTGATATATTCCTTGAACTGAGTAATATTATCCATTTTAGCTCTTTGGGTTATTTAAAGGATTGAAATGAAGAACATCTTCAAGATGATCAGGAGCGAAATGTGAATATCGCATTGTCATTTTAATATCTGCGTGACCAAGAATTCTTTGTAAAACTAGGATGTTGCCCCCATTCATCATAAAGTGACTGGCGAAAGTATGACGCAATACATGAGATAATTGCCCGTCTGGAAGAAGAATATCTGTGCGGCTTAAAGCCGAACGAAAAGCGTAATAGCAAGGTTCGAAAAGAGGACCTTTTTTATTAGTGGGTAGGGATTCTGCTAAGGTTTTTGTAATAGGGATTGTTCTGTTTTTTTTGCTTTTTGTTTTAGTGAATGTAATTCTATTATTTGATATTTGTGACTTAGTTAAACTTTCCGCTTCGCTCCACCTAGCGCCTGTTGATAAGCAAATCTTTACAATAATTTCCAAGTCTTTAGCACTGCTATTTTTACATTCTCGCAGCAGGTCACTAATTTGTTCGTGGTTTAAGAAAGCCATTTCATTTTCTTCAGTACGAAATGCTCTCACATTTTCCAAAGGGTTTGAGAGTTGCCATTCTCCCAAGCGGCGAAGCTCATTAAATGCAGCTCGAAAATAGGCAAGTTCTAAGTTTATGGTGCGGGGAGTGATCTGAGAAATGCGATTGGTTCTGGAGTACTCCCCCGATAAACGCTTTGACCTATAGGCAGAAAATAGTTGAGCATTAAATTCAGTAGCAAGGGGTTGACCCATGCATTCTGCTGCCCACTCCATTGTTTCAAGCCGTCTCTGCCCGTCTTTCAAAGTAATGCCATGTTGGTCATACCAAAGTTTGGCAATATCCTTTAAGCGTCTTGTTTCTTTCTTTTCGCCATTCCAAGGAGTGCTTTGCGCTTTCTCTAAGGTGTAACGCTCGAAAGTCAGAGCCTCGCCTTTGGTGCTGAATTTCTTGCGAACACGTTTACCGCGTTTCCCGGCACTGCGGTTCTCAGTATAAAAATCGGCTTCCCATTGGCCGTTTTCAAGTTTTCTTACGGGCATGATTATTTACACGTCATAACAACGCGGCCGAACACTGTTATGTCGTCCAGATTGCAATCAAAAGCCATGCCGACGCCACTAACCCGAACTCGTTTCACTGGGACTCTTGTCAGTGTTCTGATGCTTACCTTTCCTTCGATATCTACCAACCACTCACCATCATAAATCTCAGGGAATTTTTGCTCGACGATGAATTGTGTTGAACCATCAATTACGCAGATTGGATCTTCTGGTATCTGAGTACCAGGAAGGAACAAAACTTTATCGAACAGTAAATAGCCTGACTCATACAGCTGGCCTTCTATTAGCTTTTTGCGAGGGAATCGCATGATGTCCAATTCGCTGTCTTCAAATTTCTTGCCATGTCCAGTAGCAAGCCACTCAAGATTTGCACCTGTCTCGGCAACGCACCGCACTACGATATCTGCAGGAAATCCACCGCGTTTGTAACGTCCCGCCAAACTGCTCGAAGCAATACCAAGATGCTCAGCCAGTAAAATTTTGGAACTAAAGCCATAGGCATCTAAAACGCGATCCAATACTGGGGCGCTCTCGCCGTCAAAGTTGAAGATAAATTTAGACATGATTTCACGAAGGATAACCACTCAAAAAGCTACAAAAATATTGATTTGTAGTTTTTAGCGAGTTAACCTAGCTCCGTTTTGTAGTTATTAACGATTATTGACGGATATTGCCGTATCCTATCAAGACAGGAGTTTGCCTTATGCGCCCAAATATTACAATTGTCATCCCCGAACCTTACTTACCTCTCGCTGAATATTGCCGTCGTACCGGTATGGCCGTCGAAACTGCTCGTAATCTAATCGAGTATGGGAAGCTACCAATTAAGCCAAAAGGTTTACAAAAGAAAGGCTTAATAGAAATTAATATGGCAGCCCTTACTGTCCAGGCTTTGAGTGAATGCGACATTGCGCTTTCTGCTTAATAACTTGCCCAGATTAGGGGAAAGCGACAATGTTTGATTATCAAACCTCTATACATCCACACCTTGAAACGGCTTGCCGCCGTTTTTCTCTGGCTCACAATCTTACTGAGGTTGCTGCGGTTATGGGCGTCTCAGCCCAGGTGTTACGCAACAAACTGAATCCAGACCAGCCACACCGTTTAACTCTACAAGAGCTGATCATGCTTACCGATATAACCGATGACTCAACGGTATTAGACGGTTTACTGGCGCAACTGAAATGTTTACCTGCTGTGCCCGTAAATGAAGCGAAGCCCGATAATTTATCGTTGCATACCTTAAGTGCTACGGCCGCCATCGGTGTAATTGCCGGTGAAACCATTTCCCCTGCTCCAATGACGCAATCACGTAGAAACGCCATTTTAGACCGAGCCAATCAGGCGATCCGCGATCTGTCCTTGCTCGTTGTGTCTGTTGAGTCGCGTTTTCACACCACGCCTGTGCTGGCATCTGCAATGGACGTTTTAGGTTCATGCGGCGTCATGCCTGGCCTGAATTGAGGCTATTCGATGAAAGTTTTCGCACAACTATTAAAGCAGCAATCGCCAACCGCCCAGCTGCAAAGCTATGGCCACGGCTGGCTTGAATTGCCTAACGGCCAGCGTTGGCAGCCTGCCGCCAGCAAAGTGACGTTTCTAAGTGGTCAGCATCACCCGATGGTGAAGATTAAGAGCCGCCCTTGGTGGTTCCGACTGATGGGATTAAGGGGGTAAGCGTGGAACAGCAATTGCCGAAATGGATTAGTGAAGCCAGAAAGATGATTTCAGGCACTGAAAACCGGGTGAAACATTATTGGGAAAATCTTCCAGAAGATGAACGCCGCGATCTCTGTTTCCTCTCCCAACTGAAAAGCCGCCATGTGAAATGCCCCTGGGACGATTTGACCGAGGCGGAAAAAATCGCGCTGTGGCAGGGCGTTTTGAAGGTCAGAAAAATGCAGCAACAAACCCGTTCGCTGACGCCGGAAGATTTCAAAGGCGTGGTTGTTTGTAGTGTTAGCCGTAGAGCTGACGAACAAAAAATTTCAAATCCGATGCACTGAGGGAAGTATGAAAATTATCACCGTAGACGAAATTGGTTTGATCGAATCATTCGCAGCTTTTGGCGTTAAGTTCAATTACAGCCGTTTATTCCTGAGTAAATGCCACGTGTCAAAAGGCCGCGTTGCGCTGACGCCTTTCATGTTCAATGACACGGTTCACCTTGATAACCCGCACCAATGGTTTGTGGCCAATGCTGCATTTTGGGTTCGTGCCTATCGTGAGTCTGAGACGTTGGTCGAACAAGTCGAAACAATGGCCAGCATTCGCGCCCTGTATTTTTTGGCCGGTTCTTTGGGGCAAGGTCATGCTCATGCGCTGATCAGCACCTGGTTTGATACGACCAAGGAATTGCACGGCATGGGGGCGCTTAACCTATCACCGCTTGCGCCGCTGCATAAAAAATACGAAGCAACGATTTCCCTACATAGTTTTCATTAATTAAATCTTTCGAACGCCCACGGCTTCCGCCAGGTTGCCGGGGTTTCTTGCTGCCAAAATTTGGAGTTGTCCCATGAATCTATCCCGAAATGACCGCCCGAAACGCACGCCAGTGCTGCGAGGTTTTGACCAATCATCACCGGCTTATCAGGACGCTGAAAATCTGGACAATATATTAAAGAATGCCCGCGCAGAATCGATGGCTGATGCCGCTGTTAAATATTCAGGCCGCCTTGAACGTTTGGCGGCATACATCGTGACAGAGGGATTAAATGCATCGGAAGCCGTGGAGTTGCTGCGGCAGGAATCGGAACAGTTTGGCCGCGCCTTTTAATGAAGCTTTTTGCTTTTAACGGGCAGCATCATGAAACCCGCCAGTGGCAGCAAGAGCAATTTGCCCCTGGCGCACCTGATGAAATCAGCCTGACCGAGCGGCAGTTATGGCACCTTAATAAAGCCGACCACGATTGGCGTGCTGAGTATCTTGGCGAAATGCCGGATTTCTTGGCGCGCTATTTTGGCGATCGCTACAGCAAGTTATTGGAGGGTGGCAATAATGGCCGCCGCCGTGCCAATACGTTTTTACGCACTACGGTGGGTAAGAGCGTATTGCCACGTCTGCGCAATGTCTGCGAACAGTACACAACGAAACACCAGGCTGCGGGGGTGATCCCTTTCCCATTCCTGACTGACCTTGAAAAACTTCCTACCTTTGGGCGTGATGAACTGCGTAATCTCGCGCACCGCGTTGCTGATTTTATGTCTGAGTCATTCACCGATTTTATTGATCTGGCTTTTGACGGCGCAGCTGCTGATCAGAAAGAAATGACACGCCGCACTTATGCCACGTTTGAACACCTTGGCAAGCTGGCCAGTATGGCGGGTATCACGCCGCCATACTGGCAGCAATTTCTCTCAGGTCGCACCTTCACAACCCGCACCGCAGAATCCGGTTTATTGCGAATGGTTGCACCGGAGTGGTGGCGTACTAAGTTAAAGCGCCGCCGTGATCTCCAGCGTGAGCATATGGCCATCGCCGTTGGTCAGGTGCAAAAGGCGGCATCGGCGTATGTCAGCCGTTCCACGCAAGGTGAATGGGTGGAGCAAAAGAAACGTAACCGAGAGTTTTTCAAATCGTGTGATTTAGAAAATCAGGAAACAGGGGAACGTATTTCCCTGGCTGACATGGTGGACGGCAGCAACGCCAACCCGGCTAAACGACGTTGTGAACTGATGGTTCGTATGCGTGGGTTTGAAGATTTGGCCACTGAAATGGGGATGGCCGGAGAGTTTTACACGATCACCGCGCCGTCAAAATATCACGCCGTGCATAGCAAGGGCGGGTTCGTGTCTCAGTGGAACGCGGCCAGCCCGCAGCAAACACAAAAATACCTTTGCGGAGTGTGGGCAAAAGCCCGCGCTGCGTTTTCCCGCGCCGGGATCCATGTCTTTGGTTTTCGCGTAGTCGAACCGCATCACGACGGGACGCCGCACTGGCATATGTTGCTGTTCATGCGCCCGTCAGACGTGGCCGAGGTGCGGGATATTCTCTGTTACTACTCCCGCCTTGAAGACTCCGAAGAACTGCAATCCGAATACGCGCTTAAGGCGCGTTTTCACGTTGAGCCTATCGATCCGGAGAAGGGCAGCGCAACCGGCTACATCGCTAAATACATTTCCAAAAATATCGACGGTTACGCCCTGGACGGGGAAGCCGACGACGAAACCGGCGAAAATTTGAAAGATATGGCCAGAGCGGTATCTGCCTGGGCAAGCCGCTGGCGGATCCGTCAGTTTCAGCAAATCGGCGGTGCGCCGGTAACGGTCTGGCGTGAGCTGCGCCGTATGCGTGATATCACCCTGGAAAATAAATCTATGGATGCCGTGCTGGCTGCTGCGGATGTGGGGTGCTGGGCATCCTATACCCAGGCACAGGGCGGGGCGTTGGTGGCGCGTCGTGATCTGGTTGTGCGCCTGATGTATGAAATCACGGAATGCGGCAATGAATACGGGGAAGCCGTTCAGCGTATTCAGGGGGTTTATTCGCCGTTATCGGGTCAGGAATCAGAGGTATTAACACGCCTGGTCAAATGGGCGATTGTTCCGAAGTTGGCCGACAGCGCAGCGGAGGCTGCTTTTCCTGGCGGCACCGCCGCCCCTTGGAGTTCTGTCAATAACTGTACTCAAAGTACGATCACCGAGTTGAAAAAGGGCATCGGTATTCAGTCCCAAGATACGGAACAGATGGCTACGGCGCTGGTCAGGGGCAATATTGTGCCGCTGGATGGGGAAACAGAAATGCAATTAGAGGGTAACCGGCTGGTGGTCAGGCGGCGGAAAGATTATTGCAGACAATGCAGGGAAGTTATCACGCCTGAAAATGAGTCATTTGATTCCCCTGGTGTCTGCTGGGGGTGTGCCGATGGTCATGTTTTGCAAGCCGATCAGAGTGAAGCTGTAAACCGGGCGTTTGAAGTTTTAGGGATTTAATGCAAGGTAAAAACTCGCAAAAGCACGCTCGGTTTGCTTTTATTCTGTAACAGTTTGCGATACTGTATATACATACAGTGAATATGTTAAGGAGGTGAGATATGCGGGATTTGTTTTTTGAGACAATCGCTGTGCAGCGGATGGAGATGATGTCTCGTTTGGTATCAATAGGGATATGCAATCAGGAAGATAAAGCCATCGCACTGGATTGGCTGGCAGAGTTGAATGCTGAATTGCTGGAAAACCTGCGGCAGGCAGAAAAGAAAAACCCCCAAGGCGGGGGCAGTGATTCAGGCTTGTTGCAGTAGCGAAAGCAACATTTGCTTATCGTCGGATTTCAGAGAATCCACTAAGCCACGCAGTAAACTGCCCTGGCTTTTCGCGCTGGGGCTGATGGTGTGTGAAAAGGTCATATTCATTACAAAAGTATGGCCACATTCAAAGTCAGAGCACGCACAGTACAGGTCTGAAATCTGGCGGTGTTTGCGTGACGTTTTTTTTATGACTGAGTTCGCGCCGCATTCGGGGCAGATGACTTTCATCACGCGCATGTTGTTGGCTCCAGGGAAGTGATAACCCCGTGATTTTAGCCTGTTGCGGCTCATTTTTCATCCTCTGATGTTGTGTCAAAGGCGAAGTTAAGCCGCAGATGTAACGGGATTTCCGGGTCACTGTTGACCGCATTCATGAGCATGCGCTGCAACGGAATGACTTCATCCTTTCGGTACGTTGTCCGGGATTTATCCGGGTCAGGTAAGCCGCCCGTATTTTGCGGAATAATGCCCGCCAGGCCAGCCGGGAACCGGTGGGCATTCAGCACATCCTGCGCGCTGATGTTCTTCACGTTGTTGAATTCGTCGTTCGCGCCGATATCCCCCACCGGAATAAACTGGATCGCCTTTTCTCCGCCCTGGGGAATGTTCACAAAGATGGTTGAGAAGTTCCCGATCCCTTTGCTGCTTTCCAGGCGTTGCGCAATTTCTTCCTCTACTTCATCGGTCATGTTCGCGTCATTGGTGTAGATGATGCCCCCGGTGTGCGCCCCATTGTGATAGTAACGACGGCGAAAAATGGTTGCCTCACTGTTGAGCAATGCCGAGTGAATGCCGCTGATGTAATCCGGCAGGCCGTAAATCTGTTGCTGCGGATCGTACTGTTTTAGGAAAATCACATCATCCTGGCTGTATACCAGCGGTTCGCCGTCCTGCAGAACCACAAATTCACCCGTTTTACGCACGCGCAAATACAGAGACGGGAGCGGCAGCAAATCCACAACGTCACCCCATCCCGAACGCACTTTTAAAATGGCCAGGTCACCGCAGGATAAATAGTCAAACACGCCGCCGCGCAGCTGCTCATGCGTCAACCCGCCGCCCTGGTAATCTGATGCAACCATATTGTGACGGGCATAAATCACGCCGCCGTGCTGGCTGTTTAAGTTCGTCAGCTGAACCAGTGCCAGACGGTCAATCGGCAGGGTGTAGTGATCGAATTCATTGTCATACCAGATATCCCGGTAATTCGTGCCGGTGGTCAGAATGGGTTCCGGGCGTCCCATGCTGATGATGCTCATTTTTTTGCTGCGATCAGGCTGTTCCTTCTTAACCTGGCGGGCTGGTTTGCGTTTTCTCATGCTGCTTTTTTTCCTAATTTCCATTTAGATTTACGCTTGTGCTCAAAGTTGATCGGCTCGTTAATGATGGCGTGCGCGATTGCCCAAAAGGCATCGGCGTGGCCGGTTTCAATGGTGCGATCTGCTTTGAACGTCATGGCGTTGCCGCTGGCCGTGCTGGTGTGTCGGATGGACAGGAAAGACGCGGCAATTTCCCGGTTGTCTTTGTTCCATTCCAGACGTTTTGCGCCTATTACGTCGATCATCTTTAAAACCAGTCTGGTTTTGGTTTCCATGCCGTAGTGAATAGCCACCGCCTCACGCAGGGCAAAGTGTTCAATCAGTTCAAATACACCCCGGCCAATGCCGGTCACGTCAACGCCTATGTAAGTCATGTTGTACTTTCCGAACAGCTTTTTGATCTGCGCTGCCTGGTAGGCGAAATTCATCCCTTTCCAGTGAAACAGGCAGAGAACGCGGAATTTCTCCACGGCATAAAGTGGCGGGGCAACGATGGCAAAAGTGGATGTATCGCCGGAGCGCGCCGGGTCAAAGCCTCCCCATACTTCACGGTTACCAAACGGCCGATCAGCATTTGCGTCATGGTCTTGCCAGTCGGCCACATCCACGCCGCAGATTTCCAGGTCACTGAATTTGAAAACGCTGTCTTTACTGTCCACGAACACGCACATATACAGCATGTTGAACGTGTCACGGTTGTAGCGGTTGCGTAGCTTCTCGATGCTGGCCAGGTTAAACCCGCCCTTGATCGCGTCTTCCATCGTGATGATGTACCGCCACTGTCCATCCGGGCAGAGACGGCCGCCGTCGCGCATTTCATCAAAGCCAGGAAAGGCCACTTTTTCGCGTTTCTTATCGCCGCGTTTCCATTCTTCACCCGTCCAGAAAGGGTATGCCTGGTGCGTTTTGGCGCTGGGCGTTGAAAAGTAGGTGGTTCGCCAGTGGTCATGCGTGGCCATTGCGCTGGCCACCTCGTTAAGCCTGGCGAAGTTCGGTACCCAAAAGTATTCGTCGCAGTACAAATGGCCGCTGTATGACTGCGCGGTGTTTTTGTTGGTGGACAGAAAGCGCAGCTCTGCGCCGTTGCTTAATCTGATCGGGTTGCCGGTCAGCGTGATGCCGAAATACTGCTCTGCGATGTTGACGATGTAAGAGCGGAAAACCTCCGCCTGTGCTTTGGAGGCTGAAAGGAAAATTTGCGGATCGCCGGTCATGACGGCATTTTCAAAAGCCTCAAAAGCAAAGTACCAGGTGGCACCAATCTGGCGGCTTTTCAGGATGTTCCTGATCTGCTGTGCCAGGTTGTTACGCAGGTGCTTCTGATAGCCGAATAAATGTTCCTCTGCGAAAGCGTCAAAATCCTCCTGCGTCATGCCGGAGATATCGTTTTTCTTATATTTGCGCTTCTTCGCCGGCTCTGCGCCGTCACCGTTCCCGCCCTGGCTGTCATATCCTCCCTGGTTGCCAGATTTGGCGGCGGCCATTTTCTCTTTATGCTTATTCGTCTGCGCACGCAGTTTCACAGCGTGAGCAATCAGCACATCTATCTCTTTTAATTCCAGCTCTGTTTTTTTATCCCGACCAACTAATAACTGGTAGCGGCGTTCAATGGCTTCCTCTGTTGATTCGTGGCTGAGTAAATCAGCCCAATTCCCTTTCTCAGCCCAGTAGTAAACGATCCGCGTATTTGGCAGATTTAAATCCTGAGCAATTTCCTTTGGTGTGGCACGGCGCAAATATAATGCGCGGGCAACGCGTTTTAGTTCATCTGTGTATTTAGCCATTTGGCAATTATGCGGGGATGTTTCGGCTATTTCGTTAAGTAAATATCTGATGCAATCGGATATGGGGTTATATCCGAATTCTGCCTAATGCGGTGGGGTTAATTATTAGTGATACTGCATTCCACGGAAACAATGGAGATGAATTCCGGCATGGCAGATTCACATTTAATGACGAATTGGCTTTGTATCGCTACCGAAGGGGAAACAGTCGATAAGCGCGAATTGACAAGGAAGATGTTAATTGATGCTGCTGAAACTTACGATCCTGAAAATATGTATACCGCATTACTTTGGCCAGAGCATGAACGCTGCTTCGGTAATGCGGGGGAAGTGTTAGAGGTTGATTGGTCGGAAGACGAGGCAGGCCGGGTAAAGCTTTTCGCCCGGCTGTGTCCTTCCACTGATCTGGTCAGGGCAAATAGAGATTTTCAGCTTTTATTTACATCAGTGGAATTAACGCCGGATGGAAACTTTCGCGGTACTGGCCGTTATTACCTTGAAGGACTGGGCGTTACAAATGAACCCGCAAGCGTAGGCACTACGCGAATGCGATTTAATAAACGGAAAAATAATTACTTTATTGGTAATAGCGTTCCGTTGGTAATTAACGAAGTTAAGGAAATGAAGATGGCAGGGAAGATTAAAGCAAAATCAGGATGGCGCAGTATGTTCAGTCTTGAAGATGAAACTACTACTCAGGAAGACGCACCGCAGGGAAGCGACCAATTACAGGCGCTGGCAGAGGCATTGGCCGCGTTAGAAAATCGCGTTGCTGCACTGGAAACGAAAACGGAAGAAACGGATTCAACCGTCACGGATATTCAGAGCGATGTTGAAACAGTGAAAGACGTGGTGGATACGGAAGAATTTGCCCGCCTGCGCGATGAGTTACCCAATATCGTCAGCAAATTTAGCAAGCTGGATAAAAAAGTGACCACATTGCCGAGTAAGAATCCGAAGGGTTCACGTAAACCGTTCCAGTTCTTATAAGCATTTATAAGGCTTTCGCCAGGGAAAAACATTAACCGCTGAATAGCGATTAAGGATGAATAAATAATGATTTTAAATGCAAAAGCGCGTGGCTTTTTAAAGCAATTCGGCGCGGGACTTGCGGCGGCTAACGGTCTGGACGGTGGGGAGGAAAGCAATTATTTCTCACTGTCTGATCCGAAGGAAACGCAGCTGCGTGATGCGCTGCTGGAAAGTTCGGATTTCCTGAACTGGATCACCGTGGCTGACGTTGACCAGCTTTCTGGCCAGGTTGTCAGCGTGGGCGCGTCTGGTCTGCATACCGGCCGTATTGCTGACGGGCGTTTTCGTCGCAACGTGGGCGTATCGGGTAATGAATACAAGCTGGTTGAAACGGATTCGTGCGCCGCGCTGCGTTGGGATCTGCTTTCCATCTGGGCAAATGCTGGTTCTGAGGAAGAATTTTTCCAGCGCGTCACCGCATTTACCACGCAGACCTTTGCCCTGGATATGTTGCGTATCGGCTTTAACGGTAAGTCTGTGGCGACGTCTACCAATTACGAAGAAAACCCGAATGGCGAAGATGTGAACATTGGCTGGCATGAAATTGTTCGCAAGATTCGAGCACAGCAAATCATGACCGATGCGGTCACGCTGGATCAGAACGGTGATTACAAGTCACTGGATGCGATGGCGTCAGACCTTATCAACGCCAAAATTCCGCAGGAATACAGAAACGATCCGCGTCTGGTTGTCCTGGTCGGTGCTGACCTGGTGGCAGCTGAACAGTACCGCTTGTACCAGGCCGCTGACCGCCCGAGCGAGAAAATCGCCGCGCAGATGTTGCAGGATTCTATTGCAGGCCGTCAGGCCATTATCCCGCCATTTATGCCGGGTAAACGCATGGTCGTGACCACGCTCGCGAACCTTCACATTTATACGCAGCGTAATACCCGCCAGCGTAAAGCGGAGTTTGTTGAAGACCGTAAGCAGTACGAAAACAAGTACCTGCGCAATGAAGGTTACGCGGTGGAATACCCGGAACTGTATGCGGCGATTGATGAATCTGCTGTGACTATCGGCACCGTTGCCGAGCCATCCGAACCCGTGGGCGGAGAGTAAGCATGAGCCTGTCACCCGCGCAGCGACACAGTGCCCGTATTGCGGCAGAAACGAAATTGAGACAACGCCAGGCGCTTGAAGGGGCAGAGAGTTTGCACGTTCTCAGTGCGGCGCTGGCCAATGATGTGGATTCGTTGCACGGGCTGACATTGGCGCAAAAGGTGGCGTTAAAGCGCGATGATTTGTTGCCGCGCTGGATGCCCACCGTTGAAAAGTACCTGGATGGCGGGGAGGTCTACCGCAATCCAATCCTGGCATGGTGTGTGATTTGGCTTTTTGACGTTGGCGACATGGACGCCGCGCTGGATTTGGCAGATATCGCCATCGAGCAGGGGCAGGACACCCCGCGTGAGCTGAAAAGTAATTTCACCACCTTTGTGGCGGATACCGTTCTGGAGTGGGCGGAATTACAGGCTAAGGATGGCCACCCTATTGAGCCTTACTTTTCCCGCACATTTACCAACGTTACGGAAAAGTGGGCGCTGTATGAAGTGATCCAGGCTAAGTGGCTCAAGTTCGCCGGTATGCGTCAGCTGTATGACGAAAGCGGCTTACCGCGCCCCACTGTGACCGACGATGTGGAGCTGCTGCGTAGCGTGGACGCGCTGCTGGCCAGAGCTGAAAAACTGCATTCAAAGTGTGGCGTCAACACGATGCGCAATCAGATTGCCGCACGTATTCGCTCACTGAGTAAGTAAAGACTACCGCAAGCCGGAACGGGCGCGGGGAAGGTAATACCTTTGGGTTATGTACCGTGGATCCCGGTCTGCCCGTTTCTTACGGAGAATTTTATGTTTAGCGGCAAGCCGATTGATTACCAGGATGAACCGTTAACGAATGACGGATTTTGGCCAGATTTGAATCTGGCGGATTTCCAGGAACAGCGCAGCATCCCCGCCGATGTTGCAGCCGGGACAGTAGCCGAGGCGCTACTGACGGCGGCCGGGGAAGTGAATGACCTGTTGCAGACCGTCAAGGATGGGTATTTGGCCAAGGGATTTGGCCAGGCCAGCGCGGTGCCGGGTATCGGTCGCCCTGGCGAAAACCTGCTTTGTGCTCGTTATAAAAAAGCAGTGTTTGCCCGCGCAAAGGCCGATTTGATCCCCGAGTTCGCGAGCCAGGGGCGCAGGGAGTCGCATCCAGGACAGGAAAGCGCGGAGACCCGCGCCGGGTTACTGGCTGAGGGTTCGATCATCATCCGGGCAATCAAGGGATTGCGCCGCGTGACGGTAAGGAAAATATGAGCCAGTTAGATGCGCTGAGTACGTTCGTCACCAAAAGTATGCCCGCCAGGACATTCAAGGGGGCAGGTTTTTCCAGTTATATGGATGAGCTGAGTTTTATTCCCGCACAACGGGATTTAGGGCTGGAACAGTACCGGCTGGCGGTGATCCGCTACAACGCGGTTTTAGCCTGGGACAGGTTTCCGTACCGGCTGTATGACCCGCGTAATCTGGCTGCGCTGCTGCTGGTGTGGCTGATGGAGTCTGACCGGGATCTGTTTGAAGAATTCGGCATAGACACCGAGTTACCTGATTTTGATATCGATCTGGTGGATGAGGAAACCGCCGTGGTGGTGATCACGTTACCGATGGTGGAAACGTTAAACCTGGTGAAGGACGACAACGGCAAAATTCCCCTGGACGGGGAGCAATGGCGGCTTGCTGATCCCACTATTTGGTTTGCCAGTGAAGCCGTGGTGTATGGCGTTGATGAGCAGGGCGCGATGCTTGGCAGTGAAAAATGATTATCCGGGGTGAGTTAGACCGGGAGCAACTCAAGGCGGTGCGCAAAAAACTGGCCAGTCTGGAGTTGCCACCGGCCAAGCGTAAACGGCTGATGTGGCGGCTGGGGAAATACGGATTGATCCCGGCTGCTAAACGTAACGTCAGAAATCAGGCCAGCCCGGATGGCCAGAAATGGCAGGGACGCCAGACGAAGCGCAAAGGCAAGATGCTGCGCAACATGCCAAAGCTGCTGCATATCCGGGAAATGCCGGAAATCGACGGGGTACGCATTTACCTGAGCGGCGGCGGATACCGCAACGGCAAAAAGACCGTGGCAGTGGGGACAGTGGGGTATGCCCAGCAAAACGGCATGAACGTGACGGTCAGCCGCCGTCAGGTGGAGCGCAAAGGCAGAGCGGAGAGTTTGCCCGCCAGTCAGCGACAGGCCAAACGCCTGCGGGCGCTGGGGTACAAAGTTAAAAAAGGCAAGCGATGGCGAAAGCCGCCGTTTAAAGAAATTCAGGAAGGCATGACGATGGCCAAAGCCGGATTGTTGATCCGGAAATTATCAGGAAAAGCGGCGAAAGCCTCCTGGTCAGTCGATGTTCCATCCCGTCCTTTCCTGGGCATCACGGAAGACGATTTTAATAAAGCGTTAGCGCGGCAACTCCAGGGCATCGGGTTTGGCGCAGACGCAGGACACTAAGGGGAAGTTATGGCGTGGCCAACGGTCGATGTAAATCAGGTCAATCAGCTACAGGGTGAAACAAACGAGATTGAGCGCGTGTTGCTCTATGTCGGAACGGGGACAACCAACGCGGGCAAAACGCTGGCGGTGAATACCCAAAGTGATTTGGATGCGCTGCTGGGCGCGGGGGAAAGTGTTCTAAAAAGTAACGTGAATGCGGCCATGCTCAACGCCGGATCTAACTGGAGTGGTTACGTGCATGTATTGGCCGCAGACGCGGAGGAAAACGCCTGGGCTGATGCCGTTCTGTCAGCCCAGTCGGCGGGTTCTTTTGAAGGTGTGGTGTTGCTGGATGATATCGCGACGAAAGCGCCTATCAATAAAGCGGCGGAACTGCGTGCCAAATTGCTGGCCACGTTTTCGCGCTGGCAGTGGTTTATTTTGTCAGTCCAGCCGCCCCAGGAAGATGAAGTGTGGGCGGATTATCTGACCCGCGTCAGCGCATTGCAGGCGCAGATTTCTGCCCCGGCCGTGCAGCTGGTGCCGCGCCTGTTTGGTAATGAGCCTGGTGTGCTGGCGGGGCGTCTTTGCAGTCGCGCCGTGACCATTGCTGACAGCCCGGCGCGGGTGAAAACCGGGGCGCTGGTATCGCTGGGTTCGGATGATATGCCGCTTGACGGCACCGGCGTGGCATTAGAGTTGGCCACCCTGCAAGCCTTGCAGGCGCAGCGTTTCAGCGTGCCAATGTGGTATCCCGACTATGACGGGTATTACTGGGCGGACGGGGTGACGCTGGACGCCGAGGGCGGGGATTACCAGGCGATCGAGTACCTGCGCATTGCAGATAAAGCCGCCCGCCGCGTGCGTTTACAGGCGATTGCGAAAATCGCAGACCGTTCACTGAACAGCACACCGTCCAGCATTGCCGCCCACCAGGCGTATTTCGCCAAGGTGCTGCGTGAGATGTCGATTTCCAGCCAGATTAACGGCATCACCTTCCCCGGCGAAGTAAAGCCGCCGCAGGATGAGGATGTGACGATCACCTGGCAGTCATCCACCAAGGTGGCGGTGTATATCGTGATCCGCCCGTACGAATGCCCGAAAGGCATCACGGTGAGCTTGTTGCTGGATACCAGCCTGACAGGGAGTAATTAACGATGAAACGTATTTCAGGCCAGTCCACCGATGTGCGAATTGACGGTGACCTGATCCACATTGAAAAAGTCAGTTTGGATATCACGGATAACACGGCGGCGGCGTCCACTCAGGGCGTGCCTGATGGCCATGTGTCCGGTGACGTGGCGGCCGAAGGTGAGATTGAAATCTCTACCAAAGTGCTCACGCAGCTGACCGCCATTGCACGGCGTGCCGGTTCGTGGCGCGGTATTGACCCGGTGGATCTGATGTTCTACGCCAAGGCGGGGAATGAAGAACTGAAGATTGAAGCCTTTGGCTGCAAGTTGGTATTGAGCAATCTTCTGGATAACGATCCGAAGGGTGGCAGCACGCTGAGCCATAAAATTAAATACATGGTCACCAGCCCGCAGTTTGTGCGCATTAACGGCGTGCCGTATCTGGAAGATGAAGATACGCGCAACCTCATTGGATAAGGATATTGCAGGGATGCAAGAGCACGAAAAAAGTTTATTGAGTCTGATTTTGTTGGGCGCACTGATTGCCCTGGGACAGATGTTAGTGAGCAGTGAACCCATGACCGGGAAGCTGTTTTTTGGTCGCATTATTTTGGGTTCGGCCACCTCAATGGTGGCAGCGGCGGCGCTGATTTGGATCCCGGATATTTCGCCGCTGGCCATTGCCGGGTTGGGCGCGGCGCTGGGGATTGCTGGCCACCAGGCCGTTGAAATCTGGCTACGCAAAAAGGGAAGTCGTTATTTACCAGGGAAAGGAAAACTGAAATGACGTTAAGTGAAAAACAACAATTGTTCGTGCAGCTGATTGGCCAGCTGATCGAATGGGCAGGAAATCACGGTTACCGCCTGACATTTGGCGAAGCTTACCGCACGCCGGAGCAGGCCAAACTCAACGCCAAAAGCGGCGCGGGTATCGCCAATTCGTTGCACACGCAACGCCTGGCTGTGGATTTTAATCTGTTCATCAACGGTCAGTACCAGACCAGCACCGAGGCATATTTGCCGCTGGGGGAATATTGGGAATCGCTGGGCGGTGCCTGGGGCGGGCGCTTCAAATCCCGCCCGGACGGCAATCACTTTAGCCTGGAACATAACGGGGTGAAGTGATGGCCAAGCAGCTGGTGATTGCCGCCCTGGCATTGTTGGCTGCGTTCGCAGCGGGCTGGCAGGTAAATACCTGGTATCGCGACAGTGTGGATCTGGTGATCAGCAACGCCGCGCACACGGCGGGGGAAGCCTCCCGTGTGGCCGGTGAGCAGGTGGCCAGTGAATCAGCCCGCAGGCTGGAAGATAAATTGGAGGCATTGCGAGATGCGCAGCCTACTGAAATTCGCACAGAAGTGGTTAAGCCGGTGTTTACCAATGTCTGCGTGTCTGCTGATTTTGTCAGCCTGTACAACGCCGCTGCCGACAAAGCCGAACGTGCCCTATCAGGAAAATCTGTTAACCAAATGCCCGGAAAAACTCCCGCGCATTAATGGGGTAACCGGCAAAGATATTGCAGAACCTTTATTAATACTGACCCCGCAATATTCAGACTGTGCGGCGCGTCATAATCAATTAGTCGATGAAATAAACCAACGGAAGGAAATAAAACAATGAGCAAAATTACATTAACCGTAAATGGCACTGCGCTGACTTTTGAGCCAAACACTACCGCCTATAACAAATTCATTAATGAAATGGCGATGGATAATAAAGTGGCACCGGCAAATAACTATTTGCGCCGCATTGTGTCCACCGAGTGCAAAGAAGCACTGGACACCATTCTGGAAAATCCGGGTTCTGCATTGCAAATCGTCGGGTTCGTGAATGACCAGTACGCGCCGAAACTGGATATCGAACTAAAAAACTAACGGCGCGGGTACGCGCAATCGAAAGTAATGGTTTGGAGCAATACCTTATTTTGCGTCGCCATTATTTACCGCACGAAAATGACGACCCGGAAAACTTAGCCCGCGCCGTGTGGCTGGATAACCGGCATTGGGAATATCAACGCATAGCTGTAGCAAATGGCATTGCCCTGGCGTTTAAAGGCGAATAATGGCTGATTTAGATTTCACACTCAGTTTAATTGACAACATGACACGCCCCCTTCGCCAGGTGCAATCCTCTGTGAGCGGGTTCGCCCAGGAAAGTGCGGCCGCCTTTGGCAAAGTGGCCATCGGTGCGGCGGCGCTGTGGGGCGTGGGGGCTTCCATTCAGTCCGCATTAGACCCGGCTATTCAGATGTTTGATGCGATGCAGGAAGCCAGCGCACGCGGCATTAATGATGATGCACTGGCCAAGGTCACGGACGACGCCCTGAGATTCAGTATGCGCTACGGGGAATCGGCGGTGGAGTTCGTCAAATCCTCTGCGGATATCAACGCCGCCGTGGCCGGGCTGACGAATGCCGAATTACCTCGCGTTACCGTGGTGGCCAATACCGCCGCCAAGGCGTTGAAAAGCACGGCCGGGGAAGCGTCGGAATTCATGGGGCAGATGTTTACCCAGTTCAGCGGCTACGCGGCGGAGGTGGGCAAAGTGCAGTTCGCGGAAGAACTGGCGGGCAAAATGGCCTACATGAAAAACCAGTTCGGCACGGACATGGCCACTATCAAAGACCTGATGGAAGGGGCGCGGGGTGTCGGTTCCAACTACGGCGTCGGCATGGATGAACAACTGGCCGTGATGGGAGAGTTGCAACGTTCATTGGGCACGGAAGCGAGCGGATCTTATGAGGGATTCATGAGCGGAGCCGAGGCCGGTGCCCAAAAGTTGGGAATGAGCTTCAAAGACGTGCAGGGGCATATGTTGTCATTGCCCGCCATGCTAGAAAAACTCCAGGGTAAATACGGTAAGAGTATCGAGGGCAATCTCAAGGCGCAGGCTGAATTAGATGATGCCTTTGGTGACAGTTCGGCGGTGATTAAGCAGCTTTACGGCAACGTTGACGTTTTGAAACGCAACATCACCGAGCTGGGCAGCAACGACGGCATGAAACGAGCCACCGAGATGGCCGAGAAAATGACGCGCCCCTGGGACAGGCTGACGGCTATCTGGTTTGCCATGCGTGCCGCTATCGGTTCCACGTTGTTGCCTGTGCTGTATCCGCTGGTGAATAAAATTGCAGACGGTGGCGAAAAACTCACGCGCTGGATGCGGCTGTTCCCGAACATTGCCCGCGTCATTGGTTACGCCACGCTGGCGTTGCTGAGTTTCGCGGCCGTGGGGGCTATCGCCAATATCGTGATGGGTATTCACGGGTTTGTGATGATGGGCGTAACCCGCTTGTTGGCACCGATGGCCAAGCTGTTAGGGGTTAACCGTCTGGCAATGGTGGCCAGTAATGCCGTGACGCAGCTGTTTAGCGCCGGATTGCGTGGCCTGCGTGCCACGTTGTTGGCCGCCAGTATTGCCGCCCGCATGGGTTCTGCGTCTTTCCTGCTGATGATTGCGCCGGTGGTGGCCATTGCGGCCGCTATCGCTGCGGTGGTCATTGCCGTGATCAAGTTCTGGCAACCTATTAAAGCTTTTGTGAGCGGATTTATCAGCGGGTTCGGCCAGGCGGCCGGTGCGCTGACCCCATTCAAAGGTCTGTTTGCCGGTATTGCCTGGGCAATTGGCTGGGTGTGGGACGGCGTAAAAACGTTGGTCGGCTGGTTCGGTGACCTACTGACCCCGATCCAAATGACGGAAGGGCAACTGACTAACGTTACCAGCGCAGGGGAAACGTTCGGGCGGATTGTGGCCGGGGCGATTGGGCTTATCCTGACGCCGTTTGAGCTGGTCTACCATGCCATCCAAACGGTAATTGAAATGTTCGGGATCGTGTCGGATGGCTGGGCGGAAGTGGTCAGTTCTTTTGATATCAATTCGCCGGTGGAGTCCTTTGTCAAAATCGCCGGTGTAATCGGGGGCGTTTTCGGCAAGCTGTGGGATACGCTGAAATCGTCGTTTACTGGGACATATAACTGGATCGTCGAAAAGCTGAATAAAATTCCCGGCGTCAATATTGAGCTGAAAGAAGTGCCGGTGACGGCAACGCCAAAAGGGACGCCTCCAACCAGTGCGATGCCAAACGCGGCGGCGCTGGCTGCCACCTCTGCGGGATTGCCAGCGGGTTATAACGGCGTGGCCGGACGACTGCCCGACGCCGGGAGCAGTAACGCCTTGCCGCAAGCGCCGCAGGGATTGGGTAATGAGATTTCAACGGGCGGAGTTGTAAAAGGCGTGGATCGGGGTGGATTGAAAAAGGAAATCAATACCAACGCGAAAACCTCAATTGATAACAGTAAAAAAATCGGCACTGTGAATATTCATCCTTCAAAAGGATTAACACCGGCCGAGCTAATGGAATGGCAGGAATTAAATTAATGACGGATTTACTGTATATCGATCTTCTGATCACCGGACGGGATTTTACGCTCAATGCCGGGAATGAACCGGGCTTATGCAATAACCGGATCAGTATTGGTCAGGATATTGTCCACGCCATTATTGAAAGCGGGCTGACCACGTTATTAGTGGCCGAACGCAGCCCGACATTACGCGCAGATGTGATCACGCAATTAATCCTCTTAATTGAAAGTGATGAACGCATTATTCCCGGCACGGTGAATATCACGGAAGAATCTGCAAAGCGCCTGTGGGCAACGGCGAGCACCTACGATTTCGGGAACATTTCCACTGGGGTTGATTATGAGTGAGAAACCGACCATTGATTTTGAGGCGGTACTCAGTGAGAGCGGAATGCCGGTCACCGAGGCTGAAATCAATAAGCAGTTCACCGCCATTGTGAAAGCGGAAGGGCTGATCACTAACACCTCCCGCATGTCTCCGTTCTGGCGGCTTATCACCGCCATTGTGACCACGCCGGTGCTGTGGATTAAAGATGTGTTGGTGAATACCGTATTAGCCAATATGTATCTGGCCACGGCCAGCGGATCGATGCTGCGGATGCTGGCCTGGGGGGTAAACCTGACGGCGAAACCGGCCAGCGCGGCGCAGGGTGTGATCCGTTTTTATAAAGAAAATGCCAGCCAGGCGGTCACCGTTCCGGCCGGAACTTTCATCCAGACAGAGCGGATTAATGGGGTGACCTACACGGTGGCCGTGAATGCGGATACCACGCTGGCGGCGGGTGTGGCCAGCGGGCTGGTGTCGGTGACGGCCACGACGGCCGGGAACGCTTTCAATCTGGCACCGGGTTATTACCGCATTTTGCCGGTGGCCGTCACCGGGATCAGCAAAGCGGTGAATGAGGATGATTGGCTGTTAACGCCGGGTGCCGATGAAGAATCCGACGATGATTTACGGGACAGGTGCCGCAATCAGTTCAACCTGGTAGGTAACTACCACACGGATGCGGTTTACCGCAGCATGATTGCCGGTGTGGTTGGGCTGAGTGTTGACCGCATTTTCTTCGAGCATGATGCGCCGCGCGGAGCCGGAACGGCCAACGCTTATCTGTTGCTGGACAGCGGGGAAATCTCGCAGCCGTTTATTGATGCCGTGAACGATTATATCAATACCCAGGGGCATCACGGCCACGGCGACGACATGCAATGTATGGCCATGCCGGAAACGCAGCACGCCCTTTCGGTCACCCTGTATGTGATGAACCCGGACAACATGACGACAGAAGAAAAAGCCGCTTTGGTGGCAGGCGTCACCGATCTGATCCGCAGTGCTTTCCGCGAGAATGCCGACTATGACGTAAAGCGCACCTGGCCATATTCGCGCTTCTCGTTTTCCAATCTGGCCAGAGATCTGCATAAGCAATTTGACGATATCGAATCCCTGGAATTTTCGCTGGGCGATATCGTCAGCGAGCTGAGCGTGCCGCGCCTGGCGTCCCTGACTGTGGGGGTGAAAGGTGTCTGATTTCGCCACGAAATTAAAAGGTCTGAAGCTGCCTTCATGGATGAACCGGGGCGAACCGGCCAAGTTGCTGAAAGCCAGCCGGGCATTTTGGACGGTGATTGTGGGCTGGGTGACCTGGCCGTTACAGCAATTCGACCCGCTCACCTGCGCCGAACCGTTGTTAAACCTGCTGGCCTATGATCGGGATATTGCACGGTTCAACGGTGAACCTCTGGAGTTGTTCCGCAAGCGCGTGGCGTATGCGTTTATCAATGCACAGGACGCGGGTTCAGTTTCCGGGTTTATTGCCATCTTTGAACGGCTGGGGATCGGGTACGTTGAATTGCTGGAACGCCAGGCGGGCATTGATTGGGATGTGATTATTGTCCGGGTGACGGACAGCCAGATTTCCAACAATGCCGATTTGCTCTTACAGATTATCCGCCAGTATGGCCGCACTTGCCGCCGTTATCAGTTTGAAGTGATCACCACGTCCGGATTGCGTATCCGTGCCGGATGGAACCAGGGGGAATATGTTTGCTATCCCGCCAGCCTGGGCGTGAGTGAAACAGGGAACGCCACATTTGGCGCGAAGTTATAAGGAAATAACATGTCACAGACAGTCATTACAGAAGCCTTTGAGCAATGGAAAGCCCAGCAAGCCGCCAATGGCCAGGCGGTTGTCCTGGATGAATTTGTGTTTGCCAATGTGCCAAACCTCGATGTTAACGCACCGATTGACCGCTCGGCCGGGATGCCAGCCGCGGCGCAGATTGTTTACCGTCAGGCGGTGGAAAAAACCGGGCTGGTGAATGAAAACGCCGTGGTGTATTCGGTGACGTTGGGCGCGGACGTAGGCGATTTTTCGTTTAACTGGATTGGTCTGACTAACAAGGCCACCGGCAAGCTGGCAATGGTGGTTCATGCGCCGTTACAGAGCAAAGTTAAAAACGCGAACGGTCAGCAGGGCAACGTGTTAACCCGTTCTTTCCTGATGGAGTACAACGGCGCGGAAGCGCAGACGCTAATCAGCACGCCCGCCGAAACCTGGCAGATTGATTTTACCGCCCGCCTTGCCGGAATGGATGAGGCGCTGCGCCTGGCCAATCTGGATATTTACGGCGCCGGAGCCTTCTTTGATACCGGGTTTTTGGTGAACAAAACCGGGACGCAATATTTTGTGACCGCAGGCGCGGGTTACGTTGGCGGGCTGCGTGCGGCTCTGGCAGCAAATGCCAATATCACCGTGACCACTAAGCCGGTGAAGGTGTGGGCGGATGTGAGCTATCACGGCACGTTGACCAGCGCCTACCAGACGGACATTAAATTTACGCTTGCCACCACGCTGGCCAACTATGCCCAAAGCGGCATCAATCATTACGTGTTTGCGCTGGCCAGCATCGACGTCAACGGCGTGATCACCGATTTGCGCCCGAAAGGCAGCAGCCTGTATTTGCGCAGAGATAAAAACCTGTCTGATGTTGCGGATCCGGTTGCGGCACTGGATACGCTCAACGGTGTACCGAAAACCCGCAAAATTAATGACAAACCTCTCTTTGCGGATATTACGTTATCCCCCGCAGATGTGGGCGCGTTACCAGCGGGCGGCACGGCAGCGGCGGCCACTAAACTGGCTACGGCACGTAAAATTGCCGGTGTGGCGTTTGATGGCACGGCGGATATCAGCATTCCGCCCGCGAACGTGGGCGCACTGCCTGCGGGCGGCACGGCGGTTGCTGCAACCAAACTCGCCACGGCGCGAAAAATTGCCGGTGTCGCCTTTGACGGAACGTCCGACATTGCCCTTTCTGCGGGAAATATTGGTGGCCTAGGAACTGCGGCCACAAAAAATGTAGGCACAGAACCCGGCAATGTTATGCAGGTCGGTGCGTTCGGGGTTGGGGAGGATGCCCAGGTGGTTGCGGATGCCAATACCATCAGTAAAGACGGGTTTTACGCTGTCAGCAGCGCAGGCGTTCATGGCCCGCAGGGGAATACCGCAGGTGAAATTATTCATATCCAATATGATAAAAATTCGGCAAAACAAATCGGCTGGCCTGCGGGCGTACTGAACGCTCAGATGTTCTATCGGTTAAAAACCGGAGGTGTGTGGGGGGACTGGGTGCCGGTCTATGATGCAAAGCATAAACCGACCGCCTCAGACGTGGAGGCAATCCCTATTACTGGCAGCACTGCGGTAAGTGGCATTGTGCGAAATTCAGCAGAGTTTCAGTCAACAAACGCAAACGCCTATCGAATTGTTCAGGGGGACTATGGTTCGTTCTGGCGACAGGATAGTACCAATCTTTATCTTATGCTTACTAAGGCAGGGGACGCTTACGGCAGCTATAACGACCTTCGCCCTATAAGAGTTAATCTCGAGACAGGGGCGGTAAGTTTTGGGACAGGGATCCCCGTTTCTTCGGACGGCACCATCAGTTGCACGGGCACTATTACCCCAGGTAACTATTCGAACTTTGATAACCGCTATTACCTTAAGGCGCAGTCAGATGCCGCATATATGGCAAAAACCGGCGCTTACACGAAAACTGAATCTGATGCCCGCTATAACTTAAAAAACACCGCGTCGCGTCTGGCGAATGGCTGGTCTAAAGACGGGACGACGGGACTGATTACGCAGTGGGGAACGGTGACGGTACCGGCATCGGGCAAGCGAACGGCAACAGCCTCCTTTTCTTTCCCGACGACCTTCCCCAATGTCCTGTTGTCTGTTGTCGCTACGCCAGGCACAAGCGGTGTCAATTCAAATGGCTATGTCGCAGTACCCGCCATTTTGGGGCTGAATGCGTCGGGTGGAACTATCAACCTTGACTCAAACAACGGCGAGGGTTTTGCCAACGCGCAACTGATCAGATATATGGCGATAGGGTATTAACATGACGAATTATTTTAGCGCATCAACAAACGGCTTTTATTCATCCGAGAATCAGGCGTTGTTCGAGGAAGCCGGAACATGGCCAGTGGATGCCGTGGCCGTTACCGATGAAAAATATACTGAATTATTTGACGGACAAACCAGCGGAAAAGTGATTACCGCTGATAAAAAAGGTAAACCCGTCCTAACGGATCCACCTTTGCCAACTACCGGAGAATTATTAACAAATGCAGAAAACCAGCGTGAAGCACTGATGGCGAAAGCCAACGCAGCTGTGACCCCTTTGCAAGATGCTGTAGATATTGGTGAGGTTACTGAAAGGGAACTGGCGAGTCTGACAGCCTGGAAAAAATACCGGGTTGCACTAAACCGATTGGATTTATCAACAGCGCCGGAGATCACCTGGCCGGAGGTGCCTGACGATGTGGCGTAAAGCAACGTTAAGCATCCCGGACAACATGAGCGCGTTAACCTGTTCTGTGCTGCCGGTTCATCCGTGGGTTTATGGTGTTGGCCAGGCTGCGGGTGACAGCAATTATTTAAGCCCGGTTAACGCCACGGAATACCTGGCTAAAAAGCTGGAAAACGTCAGTGAAGAAACCAGCATTGTGGTGCATATGCTCAATGCCCCGACGCATTCTGAATTTATGGGGATGCTGTCTGATTATTCCAGCGTGCTGCCGCTGCCGGTGATCTCGCAAGTAAAGCGCAGGGCAGAGGAAGCTGCCGCACTGGCCATTACCAAAATGCAAATTCCCGCCAAGTTATCCGGGGGGTTGCCTGCCGCGCTGCCGCTGTCCACCGCCACCAATCGTCTGGCGGTCAATGCCCAGCGTGTTGCGGCCGCCAAAGTAGAGGCGGCAATGGGTGCCAGTGCGGCCGGTTTGTTGTCTGCGTTAAAAGACTTCACCACAGCGCGGGGATCTGCCCTGGCCGCTGCCGCCGATGCGTTATCTGACCTGAAAGGCAAGACGTCCCCGGCGTGGGTATTTACTGCCAAAGGTAACGGCACGTATCTGGCCGGAGAGCTGCGCAAAAACATCCCTAATCAGGATTCGGTGTATACGCTGGCCACGCTGTTTAGCGGGGCGGATTTATCAACGCTGGAGGCGATGATCCATGACGATTACCACACTGGCACTTAATGGCGAAGCCATCCCGCTGATGAATCTGAAAGTCACGCCAACTATGCAGTTTGCGGAAAAAGACCAGTCCGGGCAGTCATCGAGCACGGCTAATGCAGAACAGGGAATTAAAGCCAAAGAATTGCGCGTGTCCGGTACGGTGTCATTTCGGGATGCGGCGACGTTAAAGCGGTTATTTGAGCTGGCAGAGGCAAAATCTGCCAGCGGTTCGTTGCAGGTTTACCGTGTGGCCAATCTAACCGCGCAGACGATCAACTTTCGTGAAGGGACGTTTACCGGGGCGATTGATGCACCGCAACAGGATAATAAAATGGCCTGGCTGGTGACGTTTACCCTGCGTGAAAAAATCAGCGTGGCCGAAAAGAAAGAAGCCCGCGCAGGCAGTAAAACAGCAGCAACAAAACAGGGGGCGGGCGGAGCCAATGGAAGTGGCAACGCGGCGGCCGAGAGTGACGAAAAACTGACGTGGTTTGAGCGCAAAGTGCTAAAACCGGTCAATGATGCATTGGGGTAAGGGATGAAACCCATTAAGCGGTTGTATTTATCCAGCGCGGAAACGCACCTGGTTGATGTCAATCTGGCGTTAGAATTAAGTGCCTGCGGTCGGGGATTTATCACCGCGCAGACGGAGGAAGATTACACCGGCAAACTGGTGCGCCTGGACGTGGGTTATCACGATTTGGTATTGCGCTGGTTTACCGGTTTTGTGGAACGTTCGCAGCCTGCGGAAAATGGCTATCAGCGGCTTTTTATCCGGGAGCTGGTCGGCGTGTTTGAGCGCCTTTGGCCGTGTTCATTTCAGCATCCTACTTTGCGTCAGATCACCGGCTGGCTGACTGAGGAAAGCGGGTTGGAATTTAGCCTGGCAAAAGATGCCGTTTATAACGACACGCCGATCCCGCATTTCACTCATTCAGGCACCGGCTACCAGCTGTTAGCCAACCTGGGCAAAGCGTTCAGCATCACGGATTACGTGTGGTATCAGCTGCCTGATGGTGGCGTTTTTGTCGGGGCGGCCGCTGATGCGTTGTTTGCCGGTAAGCCGGTGGATATTCCTGCCGAATTTAACCAAAGCGTTGCCGGTGGCAATGCTATGACCGTGCCGCTGATCCAGTCTTTGCGCCCCGGTGTAGAGGTGAACGGTCAGCGTTTGACTAAGGTCAGAATGCACAATGACGATATGGAAATCATCTGGACGCCGCGCAATAAAGCCACTGGCCAGGCGTTACAGAAAACCCCGTTTCAACGCCAGGTTGAAAGCAGTTATCCGGAGCTGGCCAGCGGATTGCACCTCCCGCAGTTCGCCAGGGTGGAAGCGCCCAGCGAAGATGTGAGCAACGGAAACATTGCCGATCCATTTAGGCCACGTTATGCCGTGGACTTACAGCTGTTAGACGCAGACGGAAATCCGGCAAAAGACACGCCGCTTTATCCGGCCGTTCCGCTGCCTTTGCCAATGGCGGGCGGCGAATCCGGCATGTTCCAGTTTCCACCGGCCGGTACGCTGGTAGAAGTCGGGTTTAATGGTGGCCGCGCTGATAAGCCGTTTGTGCGTCAAACCCTTGCCCAGGGCAACAGTCTGCCCGCCGTGAAGCCAGGCGAACAGCTGCAACAGCAGCGTGATGGCGTATCGCAGCGGGTGACAGTGGCGGGCGATTGGGAACGCCAGACCGATCAGGTTATTCGTGAAACCTCAATGAGTCGGGTCGTCACGGCCGATGATGAAACCCGCACGTTGGTGGCCAGGGAAACAACCGTGCAGGCCACGGACAACACCACGGTACTGGGCAAAGCCACCTTGCTGGCCGGAGCAATACAGCAGATTGCCCAGGGAGATTACAGCCTGGCCACGCAGGCCAATTATGTGGCCAGTATCCAGGGCAACGCAGAAACCACAGTGATCGGCCAACTGATCGAAAAGGTCGGTATGTTGCGCAGTAGCGTAGCGGCCACACGCCAGGAGGTGATTGCGCCGGTTGTCTGGATTGGTAGCCAGTCAATCAACGTCTGCCAACTGATGCTTGATACTCTGGACGTGGTAAAGCAGCTGGCACAGCTGACGGCCGCACATACTCATACCAGTACAGGCACGCCATTGAACGCCCTGGCTATTACCGACACCGGCAGCAAGGCAACGGCGTTAAAAGAGAAGTACGATCCGGTTATTGGTTAATTTTATTAGTACATATTATTCAATGGCCTGCGTTCCAACGGGCAAATCCTAGGCATGATATGATGGAACCTCAACAATCCCTTCGCTATTGAGGCTTCAAAATGATTGAGAATCTTAAAGAAGTACAACTTGAGAAAGAACCTAATTCAGAAGAACTCAATGAATTGATTGAGTGCCTAAATAGGAAAGGTGCTACCTACAATCTCCCACCGATAAAATTATCAGTCAGTGGAATATTATTGCGTGGGCGAAAATTTACTCCTCCAAATAATTGGGATCTTGTAAAGGAGCAAATTTCTGAATGGATAAAGCAACTTGAGCTGGACGATAAATATTTCAATCGTAAATAGCAGTCTAAGAAAGCCCGCCGTGTGCGGGTTTTTTATTGCCCGCAGATAACCCGCGTCAATCGCTCGCAGTGACGTGCAACGTCGCATTCATCGCCCTGAACCCTTTCAAAACGATCAAGCCGCCTGAGTGAGCCAGTGCGGCCGTGTGGGCACGAAACAAAGCAAGACCAGACGGAAATTGCACTACACCGCACCCGCCTGCGCTTTTTGCGTCGGTATTTTTTTTCAGTTTTGAAATTCTACAAACCACACCGCCAGCCTGCGCCGTGTATGGGGTTCTGCCGTCATTCCCAAACTGAAAAGATTGAAAAGAATTTCAGTAAATTTCATTTTTCTGGATCTGTGAAGGATCGAGAAAAAATCACATCCATATGAAAATAAACGGTTTTATCTGCTTTTTGTCCTTTTGCTGGATCGTTAAGAAGATCAAATCTATGAGCCGACAAAATGTAGGAAAGCCAGGTGCGGCACGGTCTGCGGGCTTGAAGTGCGTATTTTGTAAAACTGAAATTTGTGTAATTGATACACTGTAATTGTATACAGTAAAATTATTTCAGAGACAGCAGAGCAAAAGCGGCAAAAGGTGGATTTTATGCGTTCGTTGAAAATTTGTAGCGCGGTGATTTATTTCATGGCGAAAGGAGAAAAGTTAACCAGAAGGCAGGTTTTTGGGAATCAGGGCAATCCGATTTACGCGAGCTGGCCGATGGGAAGAGAGTGGAGCGTTGCTTATCACGATGGTAAAAGATGGGTATCGCTTTCATATATCCCGCTAAGTTCGGAGCGGGATGCTTATGATTGTTTAATTGGTCATTATTATTCTAAATTCTGACTATTTTATATTATTTACTTTGAATACAATGGAGGGGAATATTCAACGACCTTAATGTCACAAACACTTCGAATTAACCCGTCAAGATAAGATGCATCACGCGAGTCAGATAGTAATTCAGAAGTTCTGGATAATATTTTTTCCTCACTCATAGTATATTCCCCTATTGAATCAACTATACCCACACTAATGTGATTCAATGCTTCCGAAAAGTCATACATTTCTCTAATGTCTTTAAATGATGTTACCAATTCTGTACTAAAGTATTTTATATGAAAGGACAAGGGGTATGTTGGGAATAAAATTCCAAGGTGGTAAGAAAGCTTCCTTAATTTCCCTTCTAAAGCGTACCAGTTACTAAGAAGTTCATCGAAAGGGATTTGTTGATCTGAAAATGTTAAATTATTAATTTCAATTAGTTTCTTAAAGTGAGAGTTTATTCCCCCCCATAATATCAATATTAGTGCTGTGTGTGCTCTATTTGTGGTGTACTCAACACCATTGTTAGGATTTGACTTTGGATATAATTCCTTATAAAGTTGTGTTGGATAGGAGATTTTGAGAGTTTTTTCATACTCTTTCCCTTCGATAGTTTTGCAAATCTTTATTTCTGGCAAACTTTTAAAGTAATCGGTATAAAATTTAATATGAGAATAATAGCTGTCTAACTTATTTTTCTTTTCAGCTTCGATAATTTGTTTTTCTGTCTGTATAGTGCGATGTATATTATTAACAATAGAGGTCAAAGGGACTGATGCAGCCAAGAACAGCAATGGGAGTTTAGATATTATTAAGAACCTTTCGAATCCATGAGCAGAAAGTACTGGGATTTTACCCAACCAAACCCATGCGCCAAAAGAAATGAAAGTAAGAAAAGGAACTGCAATTGCGAGCCAAAAAAGATTTTGCTTGAATAAGCTTTCATGGTTAAGTATTAACCAGTTTTTATTTTTGGCATAATATATAAACCCGATAACTGCTGTTGGGTAGGATATTAAGAATAAGCAATACCAAACACTCATGATTCCTGCCTTATTTATTAGTGACGAATAACTTAGTGAGTAAAAGTTATTAAATCGATTTTTAAATTAATTTTCAATCGTTACCTTTGTTTAACACTATTTATTAATATCTCGGTGATTTCATTGGCTAATTGTAGTCCTAAAACAAAGTTGGTGTGGCATTCTCTAAGTGAATTTGCGTCATTTCTAATTCTTGAGTTCTCTGAATTGAGTACAAGAGTTCCTAGCTCAATTATTTTTGCAAATAACTCTTCATTTTTCAGTGTAAAAGCTAAAGCCTGAGTTGATGTACTTTTCCGCAAGTTTGCATCGTAGTGGGTTTGTATATCGGCTGGGCTTATACCTGGACGTAAAGGCGGAGTGGGTGAGATGGTAGCCAAAAAATAAACTTTCCGTATAATTTCGACCTCATTACTTACCCATTCCAAGATAGGTTTGACCACTATGTCTTTATCAACCTGAAAACTAATCTCTGTGTTTTTTAGTTTTTCTGCATGTTGAAGGTCCATCCTTTTTTGCGCTAAACCAATCCACATAGTAAGAGCCACGCCTGTGAGAGCTATCAACGAAGGAAGAGCTGTCCAAAACACCGCCCGTTGAAAGTGAAACACAACACCTAAACCTACTAAAAAGATGCTTACTGATAGAAAGAGAGGATAGTTTTTTTGCAC